GGGGTAGGTTATCTTGTCTTCGCACATCTTCGATTGCATTTGCTATCTCACAAAAAATAAGTGTTAGATTCCCTCGATTGTCTGCAAGGCTTTGTCTCTTGCCCGCCACGGAAAACGCCTGACAAGGTGTACCGCCGCAAAGTAAATCAGGCGCTTTTATTTCTCCGGTTCTAATTCGTTGCGGTAACGCTGTCATATCGCCGAGATTTTTAACGTTGGGAAAACGTTGTTTAAGAAGTTCAGAGGGAAAAGAGTCGATCTCAGAAAACCACGCAGGCGACCAGCCGAGCGGCTGAAAAGCGACTGACGCTGCTTCTATTCCTGAGCAAACAGAACCGAAGCTAAGCATCATTTTTGGACTCCTTACCAGAAACCAGTTCGTCATTGATTATCAGGCCTTGGTTCTTCAAAACTAAAACATTGCCGATACGGCAGCAGAGCTTTTCTATCTCCCACATGAATTCGCCTTTTCGGTCCGGCTGTTCCTTACAGAGCTTCTCGAGCTCCGCCTTTTGATTCAAAAGGTCGACGATGAAAGGCATGTCCCAGGAGCTGATGAAGAAGGTGATCCTGTCCTGACTCGGTTTTGCGCCTTTAGGGAGATTGAGGGTGGCTTCGTCGCTCATATCTTCGCCTCCTTTTCCTTGCGTCTTTCTACTACTTCCATGAGGCAGTAATTAGCGAGATCGAGTAATGTATCGTCTACTTTTTCGTCAGCAACTTGGAGACGTTCGCCGTTCAAAAGTAGCGTCGTAATGCGCTCCATTTTGTCCATGAGCCTAACGAGAATCGCATTAGGCACTTCCTTACGTACCTTCGCAAACGAGTCTCCGTAGTCAGCGTTTTTGCGACTGTAAATGTCATTTAGCTGATCGCATAACGTTTTGTGTAATTCAATTTTGTTCATCATTATTTTTCCTTGAAAAAGACCAGCCAAAACCTTGAAATACCTGTTTTTGGACTGGTGACCTTCTTATCCCCGCAAATAGGAGAAATAGGCTTAAAAAGATCGAGGATGTTAGATAGGGGTATATCTTTATCTGTCCACTTGAAAACTAAAGTTCCCTGAGGTTTTAAGACGCGCCAGCATTCTCTAAATCCTTTTGTCAAATCTTCTTTCCAAGAGTCTTTATTTAAAACTCCATACGACTGAGCCATATAAGAATTTGAGCCAAGGTTATAAAGGTGCGGCGGATCAAAAATGACTAAAGAGAACGAATTGTCTTCAAAGGGAAGGTTCCTAAAATCCATTTTTTGATCAGGGTGGACATTTAGGATTCGAGAGTCGCACTGGACATAACTCTCATCTCGGATGTCTCCGAATAGGACGATGGAATTATTTTTATCAAAGTAGAATTTTCTTCCACCGCTTGCCGGATCAAGGATTAATTTCATATTTTTCCCAGTAAAAAAGCCCGCAAACTAGACGGGCTTAGGTTTGTAAGGTTGTTAGTTGACACTATGATTTATCCCATTCGTAGAGGTACTTCGAAAGGGTATTTCTAAGGTTTATAACCTGATCCTTAGACAAGATGATGTTATGCGCTAACGCACAAGAATCAGCTCCACGAAGAAGCAAATATTTTGGATTTCCTGGGATGATACCTGAAGAGAAAATCACAACCGGATCAAGTCTTTTTAGTCGTTCGTCGTTACGTTTTAGCGCAACCGCGTCAACAGCGGGTTCTAAAAGTTCCGTGCTCAATTTCACAATTTTCATTTTCTTTTATTCTCAAATTAAAGAAGATTATTCATTGAATTTCTAAATAAAAAGCCCCTCGATTTGAGGGGCGGAACGGTGTTAGGCAGTTTCCAACTGTAATTGAGTTCTTTAGGTGCGAACTGTCACCGCACTATCGGAACTGTTTTTATAAAGTTGTCCCTTGTCTCGTAGCGGTAGGTTCCTTCAATTGTTGGTTTAGGAATAGTTACTTTAATCCCGTCATAAAAAGGTTTTTCTCTTTGAGTAAGTAGAGCTACATCTCCAAAACAGTATTTGTCGTATTCTGAATCACATTTAAAGGCCAAAGCATTACCATCCGGCAGCACTTGAAAGACTTGATACGTTTTTAACTCGTCAAGCCAAACTGTCTGGTTATCAATAACGGTACAACTCGTCAAAGTTAAGAGACTTATTGGCAGTAGTAAGAGCAGCCTTTTCATTTTTACAAGCCATTCAAATTGGAGAGACCCACTATCGTTAAAAAAGTTTATCGTTTTTCATGATTCGTTGTAAAGACACTGTCATACAGCTCAATTTCTTCAAGCAAAAAGCCGATTTTAGAAATTTTCGATTTGACTTCTTTTACATTCAGTCGGCTGGCGCCAGTTGCAAATCGGATTTCTGCAGCTACGCCCACGATTTGAGCCTCGCAGTCTCTGATTAAAAGATTTTTTACTCGTTGTTTTTCTTGTTCTGTACCCTCAATTTTCATAGTCTTAGTCCTTAAAAGATAGAGAAACCGTATGAGAAAATCAGGCCGTTGGGCGCACAAACCAACATCCTAACAATCTCATACGGAGGAAAAAATGGAACAAAATCTAAAACCGATTTTGGATGATGCAGATATAGAGGCTTATGTCAGAGCGTTTATCGCATGTGGAATAATCAAAGCGCCGACGTCCATAGTTGACCTTGAAATTTCGATGGCTGCTAATCGAATCGTTGACCTGAGAGTACAGAATCAGACCAAGCGCAACGACGATAATTCCGATCGTCCAGTATTCAGTTTTCATGATTGAATTTCTCAAAAAAATCGACACATCTTTTAGGTGTGTCGATGGCGTGTACATAATTATTTAACTCGATTTTTGAGGCAACCCATCCCACGTGTTTTTTAACGGCGGATTAGACCTTGGCATGATCGCTGCTTTTACTATTTCGGTGGGAGTCTCATCATCGTCAATCTCTTTCTCAGACTGGCCAATTTCAAGAATTAAAGGTTTGTTCGGAGAGGTCGGCAAAACAAATTCCGATAGTCCGGGAAATACCTTGTCTAACCCTTCAAGCAGTTTAACTGACGCGCTTGTGTACAGACCAGGGCGCCCAGGCTTTCGGATATCCTCTGGGACGAAAATGCTTCGGTAATCATTGATTAAAAAATCGTTAACCATTGGCGGCTCGAACGGGATACCGCAAAAATCCTCACGAGTTGCTGTTACGTTTCCATCCCCGATAAGGACAATGGCAGAGAGAACGACTTCGAGCGGGACAATCGTTTGCCCTTTGCCCTCCAGTCCTCCAACTAATTCAACAAGAACCGCATTACTGCCGTTATAGGCGAAGATTTCCGATTTATCAAAATTGATCGTAAGACCGCCAGTTGATCCGCTGCCGTCTTTCTTGATAAAGGCCGAGATTGCCTTGAGTTGTTTACCGTTAATCATTTGTTTGTCCAAATAAAAAGCCCTCTAGGAGGGCTGACCATACGAATATGCTCTATCGGGACTGTAGTCCACGTAACAAAATTGACCTGGATATGTAAGGCTTCGTGCCACCGCATTCACTAGTTCCGTCGTTTTTCCGTCGGCTGGCAACCGCATGGCTTTTTTGATGATCTTTGTGGTTCCATCGTCCATAGCAGCTATGACACCGGCGCAAATAGGATTGGCTGGGGCAGGTGTTGACATTCTTGATTGTGGGCGACAATGCAGAATGAAATCACACCACCTGCCAAGTCCGTCTTTGACACACTGGTTGTGGTCTTTCAGGTATGCAGCGATCTTCACTGCTGTAGGTTCGTCCGCCAAAATGTACATGCGATTTAAAAAATCCATGTAACTCGGCCATTTTTTGTCTGTCCGGAAATCATCCCAGCAGGATTTAATTTCAATGCCGCAAAGCTCCATACCGTAGCCAATTCCCAGCACGTCTAGGCGGTGCTCATAACCGTTGCGGTAAGAGATTTCCGTATTCCATACGCCACCGGAAACAAGATTTTCATTGAAATTTAAATCTTTCTCTATCGCTTCTCGAAGTTCATGTCCCGGGTGAATACGATATTCAAACGTCCTGTGGATAGTGAATTGCGGTATTGCTTTGAATCCCCTCTCTCCGAGGTAATTTTGTGCAATTTCGGTTAAAAGCCGCTCTTTTCTTCCTCTTTCTGTTTGGGAGATATTGAGGATTGACTCTTCACTATTACTCATCAAATTTATGCGCGAATACCTCTGCTTTCAGGCAGGGGAGGAAGCGCCTCCTGTTTTTGTTAAGAAAAAATGTTTGAGACGGATACTCTCAAGTTCCGCCTCCTCTCGGTCTTTCGACCGGTTGTGATCCTTCGCCAATGTTGGAAGGGGTTTCAAGCCTCGGCCTTGAGGCCGAGGTAGTTGACAGAACTGCTCACCAGTCTCGGGATTGTTCAAAAGCACAATGATTTGTTCTAAATCCTCGAATTTATGATTTCTAGGATCGTCAGTGTTTTCAAGCTCTAGTTTCATTTATTCGGCTCCGGTTGATAAGGCTCAGGAATCTCTCTGAATGCGATTACATCTCTATTGTCACCACCATCCCAACCTAAGTTGTCAACGTAAAAGCTTGCTTTTACAGATCTAAATCCATCTAGCGGACTCGTTTCTGTAACAAGGTACATCCCATTCTTTACAGGTTTTAGCTTAGGGTATGGTTTCCACTGCTCAACATCGTCGTCAGGAACATATTCAAAACAATCTTTTGATACCTGAAAATTTATTGTTTCAGATCCTAAATTTAAAACTATGTAATCGTTTGGATCGCTCATCAGGTCACGACATGCAACGTCGATTTCTTCGTCTGTGACAAAGGGGCGGAGATAGTCCCTTAATTTACGATCTTTGATTACCCACACAATCCATTCCTCCGGTTGCGTTCCTGGACATATTCAATGACATGATCTGGAATGAGATAGCGGCCTATGTTGTAAACCGCCATTACATCTCCAAATTGTTTGTTGTAAAGATCAATCAAAGATTGTCTTTTTCTAACCATGAGTTTTCTTTCTTCGTTTATTGAAAAGCTGATCTTGTTCCCTTTTGTTCTTGTTGAAGTAATCATCGGACAGACCAAAATCTTCTTGTCCAACTTAGTCAACTCAGCAAACAATATATTTGATTGGTAGGCGGCTTGATTCAGTTTTATTTCAAGTTTCACCAGATCAACAAAATTCAAAACCTTGTCTTTTTCCCAATACTCCTTTTTTCCTAGAATCTTGCTTTTTGGAAAAAATGGGTTCTTTCTAATCTGCCAGAACTTTTTCGACGGAATTCCTAAGAGTTCGCAGAATTCATTTTTGTTGTAGAGAGGTTGATGTTTAACCTTCATAATTCTCTCCAAAAGAAAAGCCCCCGCAGGGGCCTTGGTTTACGCTGTTTGTTCCTGTGGAGCTTCAATGACTTCGCCTTCTTCAATGTCTTTGAAGTCTTCGACCGAGACGGCGTTGATGTCGATCACGTCCTCAGGCTTAACTTCCTCTCCAGCTTCTCGTTTGGCGTCTACATTTGTAATCTGCAGGGCTTCGATTGAAACAGGCAGATATTTAAATAGGCGGCGGATGACAGTTTTCAGGGCCATCTGTTCAAAATACGAGTTCCAGATATTCTTTGACTTAGCCTTCGCTTTGACAGCCTCAACCTCGGCACGAGACATGACCTCGAACTGGTATCCGCCTCCCTTGAGGTTAGCGACTGCGTAGACAAAGGTGATCGGTTTTTTAACTCGATCGGCTTCACAACTCGGCACGTGATGAATGTCCGGATGTAGGCCAAGCTGATAATTAAAATCGTCACCTTCGTGGACCGCGAACGCAGAGAGAGACAAAACTTGTCCGGAACGACGGGCCAAATCAATCATGCCGCGGTAACCAAGAATTAACTGGCACTGGTTACCGTAGGGAACAAGGTACGCTTGGCCGAGAGCAGAACCGGGTTCAAGGCCGAGTTGAGCAGACTGCATCACGGCACCCAAAAACGAGGCCGGGGTTGTATTGAGCAGAGCCGGCGTCTTCCTGACTTCGGTCGCGGCAATTCTTGCCATGCGATCAGCGCTCAGATGTTTCGGAACCGCTAGCGCTAATTGTTTTTTGAACTGGTCGGACAAGACCTGCTGCACGATGATCGGCGCTTTCGTTTTTGGTTTGGCGACTGGTGCAGAGGGAGCGCCGACAGCGGCGGCGAGTTGGTCGGATGTGGACATAATTTAATTCCTATGAAAAAGCCCCTCGCACTGGAGGGGCTGGGTTGATTAAGAGTTACGGGAAATAACTCAGAGGTACGCTCAGGGCAAAAAGAAAGCCACCGTGCGGGTGGCAGACGGATGATGTCTCTCTTCCGTCAGAGGCCATATGTGCAAAATTTGCACATACCACTTCTTGTATGAGCTCTCCTGAAGCTGACTTGGCAAAAAGGACAAAAATAAAGCCCGCTTGTGCAGGCTTGGAGGGAATTTGGCTCGGTTGATCTGGCTCAACCGAGAAAGCCTTTTCTTGTTGCACCGTACTGTAGTGCTCGAAGCGAATATTACACAAAACCGCTCTTTTTATCAGTAGAAACCCTGCCCATTTTGTGTAGCCATCAACCTAAAAGGTTACGCGCACACACGCATGACGCGAGTGGAGCTCTCTTTTAGATAGTCAAAGTAATCATTCAGGTGTTCCTGTTTGAAAGAGTCTGAGTCGAAGCGCTTGGATGTCTGGGTCTTGTACGTCAAAACCTTCTTGCCGTCCAAAGTCAGAATTTCGTTGTCTTTCATGTCGATGGCGATCTTGGCTTTAACCGCGTCTTGTTGCTTCTTGAGCTCTTTAATTTCGCCATTAAGACGAGCATATTCGCCGTAGTTAATAGCCAGATCACCTTGAGCTTCGATAGCTTTACCATTTGATCTCCCGTAGAGCTTTAGAACGTCCTCAATGTTTATCGGTTCAGGAGGCGTTTTAGTTAGAACATGGTTGTTCCAGAATGCAGAGCATTTTTCTTTGATGACTTGAAACACATCCGGACGAGCGTCTACCCAGTACATCCGGAAGTCCGATCCTCCAATCAGAACCGCGAGATACATTCCTTTGAGCTTAAGAATGCCGCAGTACCACTGAATTTGAGTTTCGTAGTAAAGCGGGATCACGTGCTCGGTTCTGAGGTTGTTCTGTCTGATCTCAAGCTCCTGGCTCGGGCCCCACAGGTCAGCAGTAAAAGCGTTCGCTGTTTTTGCCTCAAATGCGATGTCAGTGTTAATAGGTCGCTCAACGCCCGTGATATTTGCGTAGCGCTCAATTTCCTCGACATCAAGCAACGGCCTGACTTTTTTGGCGATCTCCCGATTGATAATCGCTCGGTCAATGTTTGCAATCATCCAATCACATCCTGGATCAACGAACTGGTGAGTGACTTTTTGAACCTTCATGCCAGTTCGTTGTTGGAATTCACGGGCTACCGTATCCTCAAGTACCGTTCCCCAATAGGCCGGTTCGGACATCCCCTTGTCTTCAGAAAGCCCGAGCTTATCGTTCCAAACGTCCAGCGGCGTCTTCCATGGGTTCAACCCAAGAACCGCTGCAACGTCCGAACCGCCGATGCCTGTACGCCGTCCCTCTAACCAGGCGGCTCTTTGTTCGTTAGTCATTTTCTACTCCAATAAATAAGGCAGAGAAGGGACCCTGTTGTGGAGGCAACTTTCTCTGCCTTTTAGGTTTTACTTTTTTCGCGTAGTAATACTCTTTGCACTTCTTTTTAATTTCTTGTTGATGCTTGAGGTAGTAGAGGCGCCTTCTCTCTCTTAGTGAGTTTTAATGCCATTCGTTTTCCTCCAGATATTCGTCGAATATCGGTTCAATCTCAGGATGTCTTTCATCCTCACCGTTTTCAGCAAGCTCGTTGATGTGCTCGTCGCAGTACTCTGGGATGTAATCCTCAAAAAATCTTTCAAGGAGCCGTTCATATTCAGCTTGGTGCTTTTCTTCGTGCCAGCTCATTTGCCAGAGATCTCCTGGCCCGGGGCATGTTCTCGGAGTTACATGCATAGCAGCCACCGTTGAAAGGCATCGGCGCCGAGGACTAAGGTCAACGTGCCGAAAAACAGGGCGAAGGCGATCAGAGCGCAGAGGAAACATGCGAGATCGTCCTCTAACAGATCATCAAATTTTTTATTCATGACAACCTCGAGATTGGGGTGAACCTGCGATCAGTAATCTATATATGCGATCTCAAACCAGGACCTTTGCCCAATTACTGATTATTCCCGCTTGAAGTACCTCTCAATCGACAAACGAGGGGACGGAGTCCGGGCAAAAATTTCCCTTTCGCAGGTTCAAAACTGTAAAAAACCGCCAGCTCAAGAAGGAAAACTGGCGGGGCAGAGGAGAGAAACTTAATTCTTAACATCTGGGTAGATGTCTTTATCTATCGCTTCTATCCCAAGACCACAGATGAAATCCGCTGCATATTCCTTGAAGAGCGCCTTAGTTTCCCGTTGGGCCTCTGCAGTCTGGACAACGTGACCAAGATCAAGCGTGATCTCGGATTTGCCATTGAGCAGGGCAGAAACCACAGCACGCTCGGCATAAGCAAGAGCATCAGTTAAGTAAAGGGCCGACCCGCGCTCTTTCAGAAGATCGTCAACGACACAATTAAAGAGCTGCTTTTGCTCGTCCGGTAACAAGATCATTTTTCTCTCCTATAAAAATATGTAAAAAAGACCACATTCAAAAGCTCCCCTGAACGCAAAAAATTGGAACTAAAAAATTGGTAAAAGCCTGGGGAGCTTATGAAGATGGTCTGAAGAAGTCCCCGTCTTTCCGGGGTGTCACCTCTGCGAGATAATTAATTTGCGAACTTTCAACTATCTCAATGGAGGAAAAAATGTTTGCTTATGAAACGTTACTTGAAGCACTGAATGCGCGGAAGGCGGTATCTTTTACTTATCACGGACAACACAGGGTGGTGTCTCCATACATCCTCGGGAAAAACAAACTTATGGGACTTCAGACCGAGGGAGGAAGTCTTTCAGGAGAACCTCGCTCTCTTAAGTACTTTGAGGTCCCTGAGATAACCAATGTCCAAATTCTTGAAGGAAGGTATGTACCTCCTCAGAGCGCTCCACAAGATAAAACTCTGGGAAGATTCGTATCACCTGTTTGGGTGAACCCATAGCAACTGCTTGAGAGTTTTCTAAGCACCAGACAGCATATTCAAGAGCTTTCAAACCCTCGTAAAACTCGCGTGCGGCCGTCTCGTTTTGAGGCGGCGCCGCATTGCTGAGCAGTTTATATGTTTGCGAAAGAAGGGAGATTTCTTTGTTCATCGCGCTGTCTCCTAAAAAACAGAAGCGCCCTCCGAGTTAAAGATCATTCGTCTTTTGGTGAGTGACAAAGAAGGCGCTTGTGTTTGTGAACTGTCTTCGCTGAACGGCCCCTACCGGTGCTACACGACTTTAACGTTTGACACTTTCAGCATTCTCTCTGCCGCATCTTCACTTTCGATCTGATTGCTTAGGCGCAATTCACTTGCCGCCTGGTCGCTCCGTATCTTTTCGTTTTACTCAGACTTAGGAGCTGGTGCCTTACCTGACAATCATCGGTAAGGCTTGTTAAAGAACGTTTAAAAATTGATATGAGAATATTAAAACATTTAAATATTTAAATCAAGCATTAAAAGATTTAAATTAAAAATATACGGAAAATTACTTAGAAAAGTGTTTAAGTATTTTTGATCTGACGATTAAAGATCTTAATGTTCGACCAACAAAAAAGCCGCTCTCGCGGCAATAAAAAAACCGCCTGGGGGCGGCTCCTAAGTTATGGGTAGATTATTTCTTTAATTTTTTAACTTCGTTTAGGAATTTTTTAAAGTCTCTGCCTATCGGCTGAGTTTTGTTGAAAATTTCGTATTCTTTGTGAGCTTTTTCTTCAGCCTGCTTTTTAGAAACCTGTCCGTTTCCTTCTAAAACCGGAAGGTCATTGAACGCCAGGAACTTGTCTACAGACTCTCGCAGCTCGAGCATACTAAATTTCTTCTTGCGTTCAATCTGTCCTTCAATGTAATCAAAATAACTGTTGACGGAACGCTCTAATGACTTGAGCTCCTTTTCGTCCAAATAGTTTTTTGCAATTGTCGTATCTGATTTATTGACACGCCCCTCCGGGCTGTTAGACCACGTTTTCAAACCCATGTGAGGCTTCGTGTGGTCTGCTCTGGCATGAATAATCTCGGCGGCAGTTTGATTGTTGATGGCAAAGTGAAAACGGTTCTGAACAGTTGCAAAGAAGCGTCTTGCTTCCAATGAATGACTGTCGTAGTCGATGCTGCATTCCTTGAATATTTCAGTAACTTGAAGCCAGATCCGCTGTTCGCTTGCTCGGATAGAGCGAACTCGTTCCAGCAATTCTTGAAAGTAGTCTTTTCCAAGAACAGTCTTCGCTTGTTTTAGACGATCATCATCTAGGGCGAATCCTTTGATGATGTACTCTTTAAGAACTTGGGTTGCCCACTGGCGAAAATGTGTCGCTTGCTTACTGTTGACTCGGTAGCCGACTGCAATGATGGCATCCAGGTTGTAATGTTTAACGGAACGATTGACCGTGCGAGACCCCTCTTGGCGAACTGTCAAGAAAATCTTGATAGTTGAAGCTTCATCGAGCTCTCCAGAACGATAGATTGCATCCAAGTGCTGCTGAACATTCTGTGTGGTTGTACCAAAGAGATCGGCCATCATCTTCTGCGTGAGCCACATGGTCTCATTTTCCACTAGTACAGCAACGACGGGGCCGTCATCAATATTGCCGTAAAGGACGATGTTTTTTTCTTCCATATTTTTGAAATTCGATGTTTTGTTAGCCACCTATTTTAAGACTGGTTAAAAAGGAATAAGCTTCAGCGTTACCGGTGTTGGTAGCGGGGTTTTGCCTAATCAGTAATCCTGTTGGCAATTTATTAACTTCTTAAGAAGATATAAAAATAGGCCGCCTGTAGGCGGCTTTGAATGAGCTACTTGATTACGTTATTGTTTGTTCTCGGACTGCTGGTTAAGACCTGTATCTCCAGCTTCTATACGCTGGAATATTTCAATTATTTTTTCTTTGTAGTTATAAATGTCCTCAACTGTAGAAATTTGGAAAGGTGGTTCAACTCTCATGAAGCCATATAAGTCGATCTTTAATTTTTCTGGATTTTGGAAGTAGAACCGAACCAAGGTTTTTCTATTGTTATCGTCCAAAAGAACAGCACAGTAAGTTTTTGATGGCCTTAGGTATATTCTGGAGACGTCGCAGACATCTGCAAGGATCGCCTTAATGATATTAAGTCCAAGCTTGTCTGAGTCATTTGCTTCGGGGTTGTTATTGGCGGGCTCCGGTGTAGCTTCTGCAACTTCTTCCTGTTGTTGTTTTTCTTCTCCCTCAATGGCCTTACGTAGTCTCGCGTTAATTTTTTCCTCTGTCCACTGTCTAAATGATTCTTTAAAGAGCGGTGTTAATTTGTCTTTAACATTTTGATTAATTTGGCCATTCCAAACTTTTTTGGCAAAGAATCGTACAAAATCTTCCTCTGGTTGTTCGTACTGCTTGGATAGAATGAGCTTAAATTGTTTCGTGAATTTCAATTGCTCGGCTATTTTAATTGTCGATTCGTCGTTGTACTTATCCTTAGCCAGAAGAAGGATCTTATCTAAGTCATCGTCGTTAATGTTATCTAAACTCACCTCAAAGTAAGGAGAGTCGTCCATAACATTGTCAACCTCTAAATCGGTGAAAAAGCGATACCGGTTGCCATCCGTCAAAATGCCTACACGAGCTGTTTTTACAAACGGAAAGTACCTTTTAAGTTGGTCAAGTTGGTCCTTATCGAGAGAAGCGCCATAGGCTTTTGCTTCAATCAAAACAATCGGGTTTCCATCCTTACAAAGAGCATAGTCAACGCGCTGGTCTTTCTTTACTCCCGCTTGCGCTTGAAATTCTGGCACTACTTCTTGCGGATCAAAAATGTCATAACCCAAAAGCTGAATAAAGGGCATGATGAGTGCTGTCTTTGTAATTTCTTCATTAGTTAGGTTGTCTGCCATCTTTTTAGACTTTAAACCCAGTGCCTTAAACTTATCTATTAACTCCATGGTCATTCTCCTTCAGTTAAATATCGGTTGATTTAAACGTTTTAATGACTCTTCCTATAGTGTGAAATTCAACTTGACTGTCTGCATTGATCTCGATGTCCCTATATTTGTTGTTGTCAGAAATTAAGATCAATCTCTTTCCAAAGCTTCTTTGTACTCGTTTAATAAAGTATTGCCCGTCTAGAAAAAGAAAGTAAACTCCGTCCCGGTCGCATTCGTTTTTGCTTACATCCACAAAAACTAAATCACCGTCCTTTATCAGAGGCTCCATTGAATCTCCCGAAGCCGTGACTATCTGAACGTTTAGAGGCTGGTACTGAGGAAAATTATTTTTAAACCATTGAACGCCAACCCTTAGTCCTTCAATAACATCAGAGTCATTTTGACGATCTTCGTATGCGGACAGAGCTCCGCAGGATGCGAATAAATTGACCTTTTGAAGATAAATGGTTTGGTCGTCATCAGGTTTTTCAGGTTCGAAACTTTCTTTTTCTTCCCCGTAAATTAGCCAATCTGGACTAACGCCAAACACATTTGAAATTTTTACGGCGTCTTCGTATTTAAGTCCTTTATTTCTCGGACCGAGCCAGTAAGTAATTGTCGGAGCGGACACTTGAATCTGTCGAGCCAGTTCTGCATTAGACATTCCGTTTTTGGCAAGAAGTTCTGAGATTCTGTCTTTGTATGTCTTCATAGGAAAACTCCTTTAGGTCAGATTTTAAGTAATTTTTACATAAACGTTAAATTTTTAAACATACAAATATTTAAACGTTTCGTTTATAATTTAAAATGTTTAAATAAAATTGTTTTAATATTTAACGATATGGACGACGATTTAAAAAAACGCTTATTCAAAGAGGTCGTATCTCAATACAAGGGTTTCTTTTGGAGAGATAGGGGACAACAAAGAGCTCTGGCAAAGGAACTAGGACTTAATCCAGCCTCGATTACATATTGGAAGAAACACGGAATACCCAAAAGTTACTTGCCTTATTTCAGGTTGCGTTTCCCTGCTTTGCCAATTTGGAAAGTGTTGAAATAAAAAGGGTCAATACTATGGCTCGCTATAGAAAAATCGATGTCCGAATGTGGAATGACAGGAAGTTTCGAGAACTGTCAGACAACGCAAAGCTGGCATTCATCCTGCTGTTGACGCATCCGGACACAACGCAAATAGGAACGGTTCGGACACGAGTCTCAAATCTTGCAGATGAGCTGGGATGGCAACGAGATGCCATGTCACATGCCATCCAAGAAGTCACCCTAAACGGCATGATTGATGCTGACGAGAAGGCAGGGCTCATGGTCATAAACAACTTCCTAAAGTACAACGCACCGTCATCCCCGAACGCATTCAAATCTTGGCGTGAATTGATCGATTTAATGCCCGAATGTGATCTGTTGGATAGGCACATTGCAAGCCTGAAAACCTTTGTGGACAGCTTGTCCGCAGGCATGAGAAATGCCATCCCAAATGACTTAATGGATGCCATCAAGGATGCCATCTCACATGTCAACGAGCAACCATCCCGCATCCAGGAACAGGAACAGGAACAGGAACAGGAAATATATACAGGCACCGAAAAGAGCGAAAAACAACCTGAGCAGATCGACAGTTTCGCGGGGCGTGTATCTGAAAAATCTTCTTTTTCAAAAACCGATCCAACAGAGGAAGAACTTCCGCTTTTGAATGCAGAAGAAGAGAAAGACACTCAGCCAACTGTTTCCAAAACGGAAAAGGTTCAAAAAGGCGGGAAAGTCAAAAATGGTTCGTCTGCACTTCAAAAACCCGATGACGTTCCCATTGACCGTTGGAATGATTTCCTTGCACACCGTAAGGCGATAAAAAAGCCGTTCAATTCGTACGCCCTCAAGCTCATGCAGACCGAATGTAAAAAAGCAGGATGGACCATGACCGAGGCAATCGAGCGAGTTTTGGCGGAAGGATGGACTGGTTTTAAGGCGGACTACGTCAAAGACGAATGGAAAAATCCCAATGCGGTGTGGGTCACGGCGGCCGAATACAACAAAGAACTTCCTCCCGTTACGTATTCGATCGGTGCTAGAGACATGTTCATCGAAAAACTCCATGCGGGAATGAATGCATTCGACATTAAGGACCTCCCGAACCATAAGGAGCAGAAATGATGTTTGCCGCTGCCGCCGTTGTTCGAGATGATCAGGGCAGAACGTTCTACGAACATCCTGATGCCTTTACGACTACTCAGCTGGTTTTCTTTCCTCGGCTGACTGAAAGCGAACTGGCGCTCTACCAAGCTGACGCGATTTTTGAGGATGAAATCGAGGTGCTGCCCAGAAGACGTCCTCAGGTTCCGACGATACTGTTTACGTTCTGCGACGAACCCAATCACATCAAGGCCGAATTTCTCCGAGGCAAGACTGTTCTGATCGACTTTATCGATGTCGACGATACGCCCGAACTCAGAGAAACCGTCCGTCGTTGGATGCTCGAAATTCCCAAATCCCTACCTGCCGCCGTTGTCGTCTCGGTGATGTTCAAAAACAAACAACTGATTGCATGGAAATTTGACTATGAATCCAAAAAATACAAGCGTTTCGCCTGAGCTGGATGACTACTGGGGCGATCCGACGGGCGGAGCCGAGATAGAAACATCGCTCGCCGACTACGAGAGCAGGGCGTACAAGTCTCCTGAGTTTTTCATCAACAAGGATGTTCTCGAGTTCAAAAACGATTTTCAGAACTATTTGGAAGCGAAGAAGACTCATGTGTCCAAGTTCACGCTTCCCTTCACACAGACCAATGAAGGGTGCATCGGCCGACCGATCGATTTTGAATTCCGACCAGGGGAACTGACGGTATTGGCCGGTGAAAACGGTTCCGGCAAATCTCTTCTGCTTGGGCAGATCGGACTTCACCTCATTTCATGCGGAGCTTCTCTGTACATCGCTTCTTTTGAGATGGCGCCGGTTAGAACGATTGAACGCATGCTTATGCAGACAGTTTGCGGTCAGGACAAGCGAAAGATTGAAGAGCCGGATGTTGATCTGTTCTTTCGACACTTTGCCTCAAGGATGCGAATTTGCGATCTGCAGCGGAAAGTTACGCCTAATGAACTGCTGCGCCTGCTGGAGTCCGCCGTCCACGATTACAAGTCAAACATCCTCTTTGTCGATTCTCTGATGATGTGTGTTAGAGACGATATGGACAAAAAAGAAACTGACTACGTTATGGGAAAACTGGTCGAGTTTGCAAAGGTCAACAATGTCCACATTGTGGTGGTCGCACATTGTCGGAAGCGTGGAGACGGAGGTTCAAAAAACTATTCGGTGTTTGATTCTGCAACTAAGGAATCAATCAAGGGGAGCTCCAACATCACCAACATTGCATTCAACGTTTTCGTCTTGGCTCGTGATATCTCCAAGATTCAGAAAAAGGCAGAGGGAAAGGATGTCGATGACACCAAGCCTGATTTTGTCCTGAACTTGTGCAAGCAGAGAAACGGGGCGTGGGAGGGGTTCATCAAGCTCTGGAGAGATAACGCCAGTCTAAATTTCTGCACGTCGTGGACGCGTGTACCGGTGAGGCCGTGGCTGGAGCTAACGCAGTCAGAGCAAGCGCCTGAGCCGTACTTTTAGGAGGGTTTATGTCAGAGAGTGCATGGCAGTTGCTGATGATCATTTTGGCACCGATTGTGTTCGTGAATTTAGTCCTGCTCGGACTGCTGGTGAGAGCCGCTTTTGAGATTGGAAGGGAGGAAAAGAAGTATGAGCTTTGATATTGAAGACGTTGCGTATTTCTCCATGTGCTGCGTGGTGGCCTTGTTAATAGCATTCATTTTGTGGCTACAGAACAAGGATTGACTCATGACCGGATGCTGCCTCTACTGCGCTCACGCGGCCTCGTATTGGATTGATTCACAAGGCAAGAAGCGTGTACCGCCGGTACCTTCATTCGGAGACATGAACATCTATTGCCTGCATGAGTCTCGAGGGCCTGGAGAGTGTTATCCGATCTCGTTTACTCGGTGCTCAGTGTTCAAGCGGGCAGGAGACGACCAAATTCAACGCAGAAGAGAGTTTTTCTCTCAGTTCGATAGGTGGAGAGCACATGCGCAAATCATCGCTCAACGGAACTCTAATGTTCTGGAAACAGCATCCAAAAACTCAACCAAACAATACAAATCCAATCAGGAGGGATAAATGAAAAGGTTTTTACAAGCAAAGGGCAGGTTAAAAGTAGGAGAAATGAACCGGACCGAGGCCGCCTATCGAGATTATCTGGAACAACAGAAAAACGCCGGGTTAATTCTCAAATACTGGTTCGAGCGCTTCACGTGGAAGATTGCCTCAAACCGATGCTCGTATACGCCTGATTTTCTGGTCATGCGTCCGGATAAAACGCTTGAGCTGCACGAGGTCAAGGGCTCTCTAAAAATCTTCGCTGACGACGCAAAAGTTAAATGCAAAGTCTGTGCTGATGAGTGTCCGATTCCGTTGTTCATCGTAACGCCGAAAACAAAGAAAGAGGGAGGGGGTTGGAATGTCGAGGCCTATTAGTACAGAGGGAATTGTTTTTTGGACTATGACTGTCTATGTCGCGACTTTTGCAATCCTATGGGGCTTGAAATGGATCGATGATTTTCTTCTACCTCGCGATAAGCTCCGGAAAAAAGTTAAAACGCTGATGCTGTCCACCTTTGGCATTGTTTATCTCTACTGCATGTTTAGCTACGTGAGGACTCTTGGATGACAGAAACAGAACAAAAACTCATTGATGATCTCAGACCTCGTTTGGATAACTGGCGCCGGGCATATCGTGATCGCGTGGTTAAAAACGTCTCGATTGCCTACGCAGTAGAGAAAGCCCTCGCACTGACGAGAAATAAGACGGATTTTTCTGAGGATTATTCCGGTCCGGATGATCGCTCAGAAGATTTTGCGACGAAAGTTGACCAAAAAGACGCGGATTTACTCAACTTGGTTTGGCAATACTTGGACGTACCAGGTGCCGATTTTTTTACTATTGGTGAGGGAGGGCTAACTGTTAAGACGGCGAAGAACATCATCCTCCTTTATGTATTTTCCAATAACTATGCTCTGCGTAGAGCTGGACGGAAAATCTGGAAGGTAAAGGATGTAAAACTAGAAGGTTGGATCAAAGAATCTTTGATTTTCTTTGCGCTTAGACTCAGAGCTTATGAGTCGGTAAAGGTTAAAGCAGAAAAGCAATAAGGGAAAACCGTGCGAATATCTCGGGTAAAGATGGGATATTCGCTGGATTATTCCTCAACATGTCCTGATAAAATTAAAAATTACATAAAAACCCCAGGAGATTAAAAATGTACCAAAAATCCCTTTCTGTCCTAGTCGGACTCACGGCCCTTTTATTGGCTGGCTGCAAATCAGAAATCACGATGCCAGTCACATACTCGGAAGTTTTTGGAGCTCCGGTTATTAAGAATGCAAGGTTGGATATTGAAGTGCCGGCATGCAAAGAATACAAGAGTGAGTTAGAAAGTTCTTCAGTCTTGGAGGCCAAGCAAAAAATTAACTACGTTTTTCCGAATGCTACTTATTTGGGATGCAAGAGAGACGGCGGAATAGACACTTTCGCCCAGTTTCAACTTCCATTTAAAGTGGGCGGTGTTGGGTTGAAGGATTGCGGTGCCAATGAGATTTGCGTCGGTTCTTCTCAAAACAATCAGTTTATGAATGTTTTTATTGGCAAGGATATAAAAACCAAGATTGATGAGTTGTCCAGATCCGCTACGATTTACGGCCCGAAAGATGTGAAAGTAAGGTTAGTCTTTAAGAACGATACCGATCAAGCTCTTGGAGTTGATTACATAAGCCTTTTCCTGAGTGATGGTAAGGACACTATTCCAGTGCATAACGTGAAGAATGCCAAGTTTAACTCTGGGTTTGCCGCATATATGACACTGAGTGACGTTGCCTCCGCCTCTTTGCTCCGGAGGGGAGTGGTAAGTGTTACGAGATTTCCCGATAGAGAACTAAAGGAAGTTCAAGCACCGGCTAAGAATTAACATTTATTGCAAAGGGTATCTCGGTGTGGTATCGTCAATAGGACAATTTCAAGCCTGTGATACTCAGGCGCCGATAGGCTTAATCTGAACGGGTTCCTTGCGGAGGGGCCCGTGTGTCCAGAAGAAATAGGATGCAAAGACTAAGCCAATCGATTACATGAAAGCTCCGATTTTGGGGCTTTTTGTTTTTCGGCCGTTCGCTCAAACTTCGATTGTCCTCCCGTACTCCAAAATCGAATTGTTAAGGAAGGGCGGACGGTCAACATTCTCAGCGGTTTCATTGACCTCAATGATTATCGACAACCGCCAGCCTCTCGGTGGGCTCAAGCACCGAGCCATTTACAACATCCAGCAAGCCTAGATTCCCAACGGGAAGACGCTCACTCCGCTGGATTTCTAATTCTCCTGACGAGAATGGCGGAGAAAACCGCCTTAAAAAACTCTCCTTGGGTTGGTTGGGGTTGCGCTCGACTGAAATAGGTCGGGCGCACCTTTTTTAGCTATGAAAGAATCTGAACTAAAAATTCTCTACAGGTCAGTCAATGACCTCATTCCGTATGCAAACAATGCTCGGACGCATTCTGAGGATCAGGTGAATCAGATCGCCAGTTCGATCAAGGAGTTTGGATTTAACAATCCGATTTTGGTTGATGAACAGGGTGGAGTAATTGCCGGACATGGACGCCTGCTGGCTGCTAAGAAACTCGGATTGAAAGTTATTCCGACTATAGAACTTGCCGGATTATCTGAGGCTCAGAAGAAGGCATTTATTCTCGCAGACAATCGAATTGCTCTTAATTCCGGTTGGGATATTGATCTCTTGAGAATTGAGCTGCAGGAATTGCAAGATACAGATTTGGCGCCGGTCACTGGGTTCTCCGACGAGGAGTTGAATGCTTTGTTGTGTGGAACTACAGAAGCAACTGAAGAAGAGGAAGAGCCGGAAAAAGAGGAGCCCGAGGCAGACAGCTTTAATCTGACGCTCTCAATTCCGATCGAATACAAAGAGCAGGTTCAGGATTTCGTTAAAAGCTTCGGACCCGAGGATTTAATTCAGAAGATCATCGATATGACCAGTTAACTACAGGCAGGTTGAAGGCATGGAAGAAAAAGTTCAAAAGCATCGGACTCGTCCACGCATTCAGATTGACCTGGAGAAGGTTGAACAACTGGCTCAGGTTTGTGACAACGAGGAAGAGATCGCTCTGGCGCTCGGGATAAGTTATCGAACCTTACAGAATCGAAAAAAAGATTTTGCGAATTTTGCGACCGCTATAAAAAAGGGAAAGGCTAAGGCCAACGCCTTTGTAGGTGGCAAGTTGATGGCTCTCATCCGAGAGGGCAATCCGGCAGCGACCATTTTTTACATGAAGAGTCGCTGTGGATGGAAAGAGACTGACAGGAAGGAGATCACTGGAAAAGACGGTGAACCGGTCAAGGTCGATAAAGTTAACCAGCTGGATCTAAGCAAGCTCACCTTGGAACAGTTAGACGCGCTGGAGGGTATTGTGAATGCGGCTTCCAACGATACAGGAGATCAGACTAGCTAAGGCCCGGAAGGGCTTGTCTTACTTCACATTGCACACAAAACCTGACTACCTGCTCGGCTGGGTACACAAAGAAATTTGTGATGAACTGGACAGGTTTCTGCAGGACGTGGCGGACAAAAAGTCTCCTCGGCTAATTATCACGATGCCTCCAAGATCCGGGAAAAGTGAGCTTGTCTCTAGGCGCTTTCCGGCTTTTGCTCTTGGGAGAAATCCTGAACTTCAAATCATCGCAACATCGTATTCTTCAGACCTATCACAGCGTTTCAACAGGGATGTTCAACGCGTAATAGATGATGAGAAATACTTTGACCTGTTCCCGAATACCCGGCTCAGCAATTCGAGAGTGCGTACCGATTCCCAGGGATCGTATATAAGAACCTCTGACCTATTCGAGATCGTTGGTCATGCCGGCGCCTATCGCTCTTGTGGTGTGGGTGGTGGCATCACTGGTCAGGGCGCCGATATTCTGATTATCGATGACCCGATTAAGGATAGAGCTCAAGCAAGTTCTAAGACGATCCGAGAGTCCATCTGGGACTGGTACACATCGACCGCATACACTCGATTGTCACCTGGTGGCGGAGTCATCGTAATGGCTACTCGTTGGCATACCGATGACCTGATTGGTCGACTGATCCAACGAATGGGAGAGGGCGATACGTTCCGGATCGTAAATTACCCGGCGATCGCCGAACATGACGAATTACACCGCAAGGCTGGGGAAGCTCTGCATCCTGAGCGTTATCCGCTCTCAACTCTGCTACAGATCCAGAAGACGATAGGCAGTCGAGATTGGGAGGCGCTGTATCAGCAGCATCCAGTTCCGGACGGTGGGGCCCTATTCAAGCTCGAATGGTTTAGAAGATGGACTGCATCGAGCCTGCCTCCTGAGTTTGACCATACGCTCATGTCGTGGGATATGACGTTCAAAGATTCCAAAAAGTCCGACTATGTAGTCGGTCAGGTTTGGGGCAAAAAAGGACCGAATTTTTACTTGCTTGATCAAGTACGAGGCCAATGGGATTTTGTGAAGACAAAAGAGATGGTCAGAGTTCTTGCACAGAAGTGGCCGCGGGTTGTCCGGAAGCTGGTTGAAGACAAGGCTAACGGATCGGCGGTGATCTCTGAGTTGAAATCTACAGTTTCGGGATTTGTTCCGATAACGCCTACCGAATCGAAAGAGGCCCGAGCTTCGTCCGTCACTCCTTACTTTGAAGCCGGGAATGTTTTTATTCCGGAAGACTGTGCAGCACCTTGGGTGCCGCATTACGTCAGTGAGTTGCTTGAGTTTCCTGCGGGTTCTCACGATGACCAGGTAGATAGCACAACTCAGGCATTGAACTATTTCCGCAATGGCTCAGGCGTCATTTTGACCCGAGAGCAGATGCAGCAGGCACGTTTTAGATTTTGAAAATCATGAATCAACTAGACGAAAACAAACGCCGAACGATCAATCAAAAGATCCTCGATGCGGCAGGATCTCGCTTCGTGCCTCCTAGAACATCGTTGTCTCAGGACGAGGCTAAAACGCTCTTTTATCCTCCGATTACGCTCAACACCAAAGAGCCAGAGAAAGAGGAGTCTCGCTTCACGAACGATGCCGCGATTGGTTCGAGTTTCAATGCGTACTATGCCTCTTTGACACAGCACGCTTTGGATCTAGGACAGTTCCCGATGACTTCTTTCGTTGGCTATGGTGTCCTGCAGAATATCGCCCAAAACGGCATGATCCGCACCTGCATTCAGACTGTCGCGGATGACATGTGCCGGGAATGGATTCAGGTAGAGGGCGGTGAAGACGAATCGGCGGATAACGTGAAGACGCTCCAAGATCTTCAGGAGAACAAATATCGACTGAGAAGGCTTTTTAATGAAGCCCTGAGCATTGTCGGGTTCATGGGCGGAGCCTTTATATTTGTTGATACGGGAGTAGAAGGAGAAGCGTTAAAGCTACCTCTCAACTATTCTGACAAATCAGCAGAACTGGTTGGCGAGGATAAGTCTGTCAAATTTATTGTCATTGATCCGGTCAATGTCTCGCCTGGTTTCTATAACGCCAACCAGCCGCTCAAAGACGATTATCTGAAGCCTAAATCCTGGTTTGTTTACGGCCAAGAGGTTCATGCTTCACGCATGATCAGGCTCGTGGACAACGAGCCTCCCTTGCTTCTTCGTCCTGCTTACAACTTCTTAGGCATTCCGCAGGCGCAAATCCTTTGGGATTATGTGCTGCACTGGAATAAGGCAAGAGAGACTGGTGTCAGCATCCTTGAGAAGCTGAACCTCACGGTATTTAAGACGAATTTCGCCGAAGCTTTGCAAACTGGCGGCATCGAGCAGTTAGACGCGAAGATGATGCTCCTTCAGCGTTACCGCTCTAATGAGGCTATTTTTGCTTGTGACTCTACAGAGGATCTCCAGAACATCACTCTGACGATTTCAGGTGTCGAAGGCATTATCCGTCAGGCTTTGGAATTCATTGCGGCTATCAACCGCACGCCTGCTGTCAAACTGTTGGGAATTTCTCCTAGTGGTTTCAATGCTACCGGTCAGAGCGATATCCGGAATTACTACGACCACATCAAGTCCAAACAGGAGCTCAATCGAGACGCAATTCAAACTGTCTTGAAAGCTATCCAGTTGGTCGAGTTTGGCCATGTTGATCCGTCCATCTCCTTCAAGTTCAATGAGCTTGGAGAAGCTGACGCCGCCGCTACAGCAATCACGGCCAAGACGAAAGTCGACATGTTGGCTGTGCTGCAGGATCGCAATGTTCTGAGTGCTGAAGAGGTTCGTGAGTTTGTCCGTCGCGATTCCGACATGGGTCTGGACTTCATTCCGGAAGAATTGCCGGAAGGGATGGAAGGCGAACTCATGACTGATGATCCCAGTCAGCAGAATGAGCTGATGAACAACTTCATGAAACAGCGCTCGGCAGAGAACGTGGCGCCGGCGCCGAAGGTTGATGAAGACAAAGCTGGAGAGATTTTCTAATGAAGACTGCTCGTGCTGTTCAGCCGAACCTTGGCCGACAAGCAAAGTTCAAAAAGAAGCTCGACACCTTCTTGAAGTCCTTCAGAAATAGGATTCTCAACGAGATTCTTCTTTATCTGTCTGATGCTGGAGGATTGACTGAGGACGCTTCATTAACGTTCCGTCCGGACGATCCCCTTGATCGAGCAAGACTTCGGAACATCAAGGAAAAAATCAACCGCTTGGTTCTTCGTGATCCGGATCGATTCCGTCGCAATGTTGATGACTTCATTGCTCGCAACATGGGCAACTGGATGAGAGCGGCAGATCGAGAAACACGTCAGATTGCTGAGTGGTACGTGAAAAACCTTGCCGCCGATATCTCGACAGCTCAAAAGGCAGCACTCAGGGCAGCGGGCATTCCTGATTCCGTCTTTGCTTACGAGATGAGGCAGACGCGCAAGCACTTCTTCATCACGCCTCAGGCAATAAATGAACTACCGGGAATGGTCGCCGACACGACGAGCCTCATCAGCAACATCACAACATCCGAGCTGACAAATATTCGCTCTGCCTTTATGGATGCTTACGAAGGTCATGGCACGTATTCGCAGATTGTGGAAGCCCTTGGTCGTTCTTCTTCGTTTACGGCTCAACGAGCTCAGCGTGTGGCAATTGACCAAACTCTCAAACTGAATCAGCAGATTCAGCAGGCAAACTGCAAAGGGCTCGGTGTCACTCGTGGGATTTGGATTCACGTTCCCGGGAAGTACACCAGCCGAGAGAGCCACATCGAAATGAATGGAAAAGAGTTTGATTTGTCTAAGGGCATGTACGACAAAGAAGTCGGCAGAAATGTGATGCCAGGAGAACTTTATTTTTGCAGGTGCCAATTCAGGGCCGTTTTACCTGATTAACCAAAAGTGAAAAAGCCTCAATCCGTACCGGTCTGAAATCAAAATCCAGGAGTACGGAAGAGGCTTATTTCGACTTGCCGATATTTTAGCCCGTGAAGAAGAAACGGTTTAGGAGATTTTGAATTTATGGGCTAGGAGCAGAAGAAGTGGAAACAAGTAAAGAAAGCAGAAGTGTTGCACTTGACTCTACTAGTGTCAGGACCGTAGATGACAATGGATTTCTCCATGTCGAAAAATCTCCCCTAACAAGAGTTCAAGTTGCTCCGTATTACGGGAAAGAGATCGCAGGCTGGCGAGAGCTCGGACTTGATCCTGAACAGATCTATCACGCCTATAGGCCACCTGAAGAACTCAGTTCTCCCGAAACTATTCAATCGATAAACGGTATCCCGATTCATCTGGAGCATCACGATGATCACGGAACCCCCGAGAACAAACAAACTCGGGTGGGAACTACCGGAACGGACGGAGCTTTTGAGGCTCCGTTTTTAGTTAACTCTCTCCATATTTACGACCAGGACGCACGCAGCAGGATCGAGGACGGTTCAATGCGTGAGCTGAGTCTTGCGTACACGTTCGAGCCTGACTTCACGCCGGGTGAGACACCTGATGGAGAGAAATACGACTATGTGCAACGCAAGATCAGAGCGAACCATCTTGCGCTTGTTGAAACTGGGCGCGCTGGGCCTGAGGTAAGAGTTCGCGATTCTAATAAGGACTTTCTCAATATGGAAAAAGATGACGCTGTTGAGCAGGCTGAAGTGACGTTAGCAAAGGCGATTATCGATTTGCATTCCGTTGATCCCAACGGAAAAATCGTTGACGGCGCTCAAGATGATGACAAAGACGCGATGATTCAAAAAATCATCGAAGGACTGAAGGCAAAAGGCCTGACGGACGAAGAAGCTGAAAAGCTGAAGAACACCCTGTCTGACCTGGCTTACTCTCAGGCTACAGGAGACGAAGATCCTAAGCCCGATGATCAAAAAGAGGCGCAGGACGACGATCCGGAGCTCGATGAAAAGATGAAGGATCCGAACTTCAAGGCTGGTTTTGAAGCTGGCGTCCTCTACGGTGAAAAGCGTGAAAAGGACGATCCTAAACGCCTCGATTCTGATCATGAACGTGAAGGCGAAGAACGCTATCTCGAAAAAGAAGCGGAAGATGCACTGAAATCCTGTGGTCTTGATGAAGCTTCTGAAGAAGAGAAGAAGGCTTTCGCCGCCGGATTGAATTACGCCCAGAAGAAAGATGAAGGCGCACAAGATGAGGATCCGAAACCTGAAGAAGGCAAGAAAGAGAAGAGCTCTGCTTCTGACTCCATGAAGATTCTCAGAAACGCCATCTACTCTGAACTGGCCGCAATCGAAGAAGTCAAACCGGTGTTAGGTGTTATCCGTGCGGGTTCTTATGACTCCGCTGGTTCCATCTATGTGGCAGCACTCAAGAAACTCGGTTTGAAAAACATCCCCGCATCCGAAGCTCGTTCTGCGTATCGCGCATACATGCAGGGTCGAAAGGCATTAGCTGGTGCGAAAGACTCCGGCGCGCGGGTGACCGAGAAGCCGACTGCCGTCAGCGCAATTTTGAACAATGTTAAATAAATAGGAGATTTTTTGATGCTTCAAAAATCTGTAGGTCTCTATCCTGCTATCGGCATTCCGGGACAGCAGGTTGCATTCAATCAGGCCGTCTACACGCCTCAGAACTATTTGTCTGACGGTACTGTCCAGTGCGGTAGTTTTGCGTTTGCTGTGGCCGCCTCCACAACCGGAACAGCAGTGAAATTCCCTATCGCTTCTTTGAAGGGCTCTGCAGGGGACAAGCCGATTGGTTTTGTTGAGCGCACGTTCACAGCGTCCATCGAACTAGGCACAGATACTCCGGACATTTATCCGAAAGGATCTGAGCTGACGATTGCAGTGAGAGGTGATTACTACATCGTCGCGCCTGCGGCCGCAACTCTCGGCCAAGCCGTTCTCTGCGATCCGACTACCGGCGCCATCTCATTTGGCGCTGCGGGGGCCACAAATGACACCGGTTGGACAGTTCAGACAGCTGGCGCAAAGGGCGACACGATCATCATTTCCAATCACGGCCTCGGTTATAAGCCTGCCGCGAGCGGATCCTAATCTGAGGTAAAAAATGAACGATTTTGAATTAGCAAAACAAAAGGGCGTGCATGGTGTGGACGCAAAAGGATTCATGTCCTATTCCACAGATGCAAAGGGCAAGATCAACGTTGACTACGATGCGACAGTTAAGGCGATGGCTCGAGATGCCGCATTACAGACTCCTGTGTCTGTCGGCGTCCCGTCCGTCTTCACGACATTCATTGACCCGCAGGTCGTCCCCATCCTGTTTGCCGCCCAGAACGCTACAAAGATTTTCGGAGAACAGAGAAAAGGCGATTGGACCGACAACTTCTTCACCTTCCCGGTCGAAGAGTATGCCGGCAATGTGACTCCTTACTCTGACTTCGCAGAGAATGTCTCCACAGACGTTAACGTGGAGTACCCGACCCGCGAAAACTTCTTGTTCCAGACCGTCATCAAATACGGTGATCGTGAGGTGGGTCTTGCGGCCAAGGCCAAGTTGAATGTTGTTTCTTCTAAACAACAGGCCTCTGCCTACGTTATGGCGATGGCTCACAACAAGTTCTCGCTGTATGGTGTCGAAGGTAAGAAGGTCTACGGTCTGTTAAATGACCCGAACCTGAACGCTTCGATTTCTCCGATTTCCATCACCACTGGTTCTACCGCTAACTCTACGTGGGCGGCAAAGTGCGCTGCACAGCCTGAAAAAACCGCAAACATTGTCTATACGGACATTAACAAGCTGTGGGCGGAAATTAGCAAGAACAACGGCGGTCTGGTTGATCAGAACTCCCGCATCATTCTCGCTGTCAGCAACACCAGAGCTCCTTACCTGACTGAGCCGAACTCCTTCGGTCTTACGGCCATGACAATGCTCAAGCAGTCATTCCCCAACATCGAGGTTGTTCAGCTTCCTGAGTTGACCACAACTGCAGGTGAAATGCTGTACATGACTGTTCCTGACCTGTTTGGCATTGAAACCGGTATCTGCGCATTCTCTGAGAAATATTTCTTGGGTCGTGTGGTTCCGGAAATGTCCAGCTACAAGCAAAAGGTCGTTGGCGGAACTTGGGGCGCTGTTATTCGTCGTCCCAGTCTCGTCGCAACAATGCTTGGCGTCTAATCTGAAATAACCAACTACGGAGGCCCGAGAGATCGGGCCTCTTTCTTAGGAGATTGAAAATAATGGCTCGTACCAACACCACAACTCAGAAAGCAACATCCGCAGGAAAGGTTGTCGCAGACAATTTCAGCAATACCCAGAAGAAGAGCGCTGCTAAAACTCAGTCCACTGTGATCATTGCTTGCACCCTGGCACACGGCCTCAAATTTGATGATGTGCCGAATGGCAATGGCGGAACAAAGACGATTGTTTTCCCGGGCGTTAATGATTCGCTTAGAGGAAAACGTGACGGGATCCTGCTTGGCAAGGGGAACTCGGTTGCGTTCCAGATCGACAAAGAGGACTGGGAAAATATCAAGCGCATGCATGGTCAGGAGGCTGTGTTTACAGGCGTGAATGGCGGTATTCCATGCCTGCTTGAGATGAAATCCGTTCAAGAATTCAGAGGCCGCGAGGACGAATTAAAAGAAGCGTCCCACGGCCTCAATCCGATCGATCCTGAATCGGTCAACGTTGAAGAAGTTAAGAACGAAGAAGGTTAACAAAATGGCTGTCGTCGTCTTTGATCCTGAAAAATTTCGAATCCTTCATCCTGCGTTTTCGGATGAAGTTAAATTCCCGGATGAAACTCTCCAGTTCTACTTTGATGTGGCGGTGGAGTTCGTGGGGAATACAGACGCCGACAGCTTTGCTCCCTATGATCCGGACAACAAGATCTATACAAGGGAGCGCCTTCTTGATCTTGCAACCTGCCACCTGCTGACACTCAGCCAGCAGCCGAACGGTCAGGTTGGCAGGATTGCTAGTGCTACGCAGGGAAGTGTGAGTACCAGCTTTGACCTTCTGAAAACGAATACTTTTGTCGGAGATTGGTGGGCTCAAACCCAATGCGGCGCCATGTACTGGACGCTGACTGCCAAATACCGAATCGGCGGAAGAGTTTATCCGGGAAACAATTACCATCCGTGGGGATGATGATGGGCATCAACATCACATCTAACAATGCGTTCAAAAAGCTGTCAGAGAAACTCAAGGCGGACGCCAATAAAAAGCTTGAGGTCGGAATAATGATTCCGGACATTGCCAGCATTGGGATGTATTTGGAATATGGGTGGACCCAATCAGTGACGAGTAAGCAAGGACACTATCTGTCAGCCCAGCTAGGACTTCCTCCGAACAGCAAATTCACGACCCTGTACATGCCTCCGCGTCCGTTTATGCGAGCCACCTACGCTCAAAGACGAATGGATTGGCAGGAGAAATTTAGGTCCCGCTTCCTAAAAACGTTCGACATAAAGCATTCGTTAGGCGTCATGGGGCAAATGGCTACCGATGACATCAAGCAAACGATTCGAGAAGCAGGTATTCCTGCTGGTTCATTTCCCAAACGATCAGAGCTAACGATGGCACTGATGCAGGCAAGAGGAGAAATGGACAAGGCTAAGAAAGCTAAAGGGAAAGGCACTCTGCCTAACAACGTGATGACTACAAAGCCTCTAACGCTGAGTGGCGTCCTGCAAAGCTCAATAACTTGGAAGGTTTCCTAATGTCTCTCAACCTACACGCAATTGTCCGCCAGGCGATTAACGCCAACTATGCAGACGAAACCTTCAAGCTGTATCGATCGGTCGGTCAAAAGAATGTAGGAGGGATTGTCCAAGCGTATTACGCACCGCCAGAAGAGATTCAGGGGAATTTTCAAAGCGAAGGCGATAGTGCGTTGGATCATGCCAACTTAGCTGGACAAAACACCATCATCCGGCGCCTGTATCTCTTCGCATCGAGCGACCAGAAGCAGCGACCTTGGGCAATCTATAGGCCATTAGCGAGGTCGGGAGATTATGTTGAAGACTCCAAGGGAGGCCAGTGGCTGATCACTGCGGTGATCGAGGATTTTTCGGACGCAGGTTGGGAGGCGGTCCGCTGCACATTCCAAACTACGCCGCAGAAGCTGAATATCGCAGAGAATGAAGATGAAAGCACAAAACCTGACCCCGAACATCCGGACAGCGATCCAGGAGTTTCTTGAGATATTTGCAGTTCCGGAAGTAGCGCCGGAAAACATTTTCTACGGTAACCAAAACAATCTGGCATTGCCTCCTGAAGGAAACGATTACGTCATCTATTCCTACATTTCCAGCGTCCGCCATGGAACGAGCGCCGAGGACTGGACTAAAGACCAAACAGATGACAACGTTTATCTCTCAACAACTACAGAGGTTTTGGTTCAGGTCGATTGCTACGCCTCGACGCTAAACGGATCTGACGGCTTGAATGCGATGCTGAGAGCTCAGGCTTTGGAGACTGTATGTCGGTCTCAGGTAGGCGTGCAGTTCTTCGTTGACAGAGGAATTAGCCTGCTTCATGCGGATGATCCGAGAGACACAACTATCGTCGGGGACTCTGACAACTATGTCCGGAGATCCACGCTGATGATCCACCTCAGCATGCAGAGCCAGATCAAAGTTTCAATGGGCTTCTTTAGTGCGGTTGATGTTGACTTGAAAAACGTTGATGTGAGCTACCCGCCGAAGGAAAAAGAATGAACGAGCAACTTGCTTTCAAACTTGGGCGTGCATTCAAGCTAGGAGTGATGTACAGATTAGGAAGGATTTATGCCACAAATCCGAGTAGGGTACAGGATGCCGCAAAGTGGATAACTGTCAAGCCAAATGGGGCTGAGAAAAAAGGGTCGCACGTTAAACTGGATGAGCAGACCGGCGAAGTTTTGGCGGGCATGGGCGGCAAATATAACGGAAGGCATATTTCCGGCGTTGCAAATCATGGAAAAAATGAAATTCAAGGTGCACAGGCAGTGATTGCCTGGAAGAATCAAGCAGGTCGGCATCGTCAGCCCAATGATTTTGGAGATCCGGAATGGAATAAGCAAAGGAACCACGTTGTTTACACGAACACGGGAAACATTGAAACAAGACCATCTGGTTACGAGAATGGCTCCGTGTACCAACAACTTGGAAAAGACCGATACGATCAAATCCATGAGAGCTTGTCAAAATGTGATTCCGCCGACGCTAAATTACTTTGGAATAAATCTGAAAATAAGATAATAATTGGAGACTCCAATACATCTTCACGCAGTATTGGAGGAGCAGACGCGTTCTTTGATCCAAGAAAAGGCATTTGCTTCAATGCAGATGAGAGTTCAAAGGGCGCCAGATATGAGATGCCCCATGGGATTTTCTTTCATGAATCTGGTCATGCCATCGATTCAATGAACTCCAGTAAACCGAATGAAACTTATTTCTCTACCGAGTACAAAAATGGTCTATTTCCTCAAACAATTGAGTCTGAGATTAAGCAGAGAATTTACGGTCCGATGGAGGATTTCAAAAAGGATTTAAAGAAAGTCAGTCGTAAAGGTTTGAAAGCTTCTGAAGTATTTGAAAAGCATAGGAAGTTCCTTGAATCTGTCGGACGAGATGTTGATAGAGAAGTTCAAACTGCAAAATCAATGGAAGCATACGGAAGCTTTTACAAGCCAAGTTACTCTGGACTGAAAGAAGATACGGAAAGAGCTTTTTCTGAAGAGGTTAGGTCGTTGCCAGAAAAAGAACGTGGAACGATCAGTGATCTTGCTGGTGGCGTTTTAAATAAACCACGGTTGTTTGGCTATGGTCATTTCGACCGAGGTTATTGGAAGAAAGCTCCAAACGGTCAAATCCCCAACTTGGCGATTGAGGCCTTTGGAAATTTCTATCAGGAAACCGTGACAAATCCCGAAGCAATAAAAATAATAAAACAATATCTCCCAAAATCTTATAATGTATTCAATGAAATGCTTAAAGAATTAGCTTCCCGATAGCGAGGAAAAACAATGGACAAAAAAGAAGTCGATCGGCTGATGTCTCTCTCTAACGAGGAACTCTATGACAAATATGAGGAGAAATTTGGAGAGATTCCAATTCTCCATGCTTGGGGAAGTCTTTATCCGGTGAACGAAGAGGAAAAACTTCGAGTGGTGGAGGCTTACTTAAGCGGAACTCCTATAGAAGACCCTAAACCTTTGCCTAAAGGAGCCGTGTATTAACGGCCTCTAAATTGGTGTAGCTCTCAGCTAGCACCTCAGCAATTATCGTCAGCGCCTTAACGGGCGCTTTTTTATTTTGAGGAAAAATATGTCAATCAATGCTAATCGATTGGTTTCTATCACCCCTCGCATCATTGGAGCTGGGAGCGCCGATCTTGAAACAAACGGTCTGCTACTGACCCAGAATGCTCTGATTCCTGCAGATTCTCCGGCACTGGAATTTGTGACCGCTGCCGCTGTCGGGAATTATTTTGGTGCTGAATCCCCTGAGGCTGACTTCGCTAATCAGTACTTCTCCGGAGTGAACAATCAGCAGAAGGCGATCAATCGTTTGTTTGTGGCACGCAGAATCAATGCAGATGCGGCCGCTTGGATTAAGTCTGCTCCGATCACAGCTCAACTTTCTGAACTGACAGCCATTAAGACCGGATCCCTGACAATCTCTGTCAAGGGCACAGAAAAAGAAGTCGTGAACCTCGACTTCTCCACGGCTAAGTCTTTCAGTGACGTTGCAACCGAGCTGGCTTCTGCGGTTGGAGCGGTTTCCGGCGCCTTTAACTCTGATCAAAATGCCATTC